ACAAACGTTTCGTGGTGGGTATTGACAGATCGAAGATGAGGCTGTATGATGTAGAACAGAGTGCTCAACAAAACTTGTCTGATTCAGGACAAGAGGAAATTGAGAAAGTAAATGAAAATTTATCTAAGAAATTTGCTAGTTTAAAAGTATAATACATACATGTGAGAAAGAATTTACTATGACAATAGATTTTGATAAGTACAGTCGTTTCGTGGATGGTGTCACATCCGATTCCAGTAAAGATTTTGTCTATCTTGCTGATCGTCTGGTTGAACTTGACCAAAAGGGTGCCAATATTGAACGTCTTACCACTGCTGGCGTTGGCCTTGCTGCTGAGTCTGGTGAGTTTTTGGAGATTGTTAAAAAGATGGTCTTCCAAGGTAAGCCTTGGACAAATGATAATAGAGAGCATCTTATTATTGAGTTGGGTGACGTTATGTGGTACGTAGCACAAGCTTGTATGGCACTTGAAGTGTCATTTGATGAGGTGATTGAAGGTAATATTAAAAAATTAGAGAAGAGATATCCTGGCGGTCACTTTGATATCCATGACTCTGAAAATCGTGCAGCAGACGACCGCTAAATTTCATCAAGCATTCCCTCTAGTCATATATGAGAAGAAACTTACTGGTTTCTTGAACTTATTATACAAGGGGTATGATGATGCTAAGTTCGATCACACTACAGGTAAGATCACAGGTGAATTAAATGGTAAAGTTCTAGTCCATCAGGACAGGAGACTAGAGCAATTTTTTAGAGCTGTGAAAAAAAGTACAGTAGAGTACCTAGAGCAGTTTGCAATAGATAAGTCTACATTTGATGTCAATTTTGTGAAGACTTGGTTCACTATATGTGATCCGAATCAAACTCTTCCATGTCACTACCACTCATGCTCACATATATCATGGGTGTATTACTTACAGACACCAGGTGACCCCCTAGTATTACATAAAAAGAACCCTAACGAATGGTTTGGAGATGCGTTTAAACTTATTAAAGAAAATAGATTTAACAATGGTGATGGATATGCAATCACCCCTCAACCTGAGCATCTTATTATGTTTCCTGGTCATCTTGAACACTATACTACTGCTGAACCCAGAGAACATAAAAGGATTAGTCTCGCTGGTGACATCGTTTTAACTCTCAAACATAGAACTGATACAGAATCTGGGTTACTACCTCCACAATATTGGAAGCAGTTCTAAATATTATATGCTATAATAAATATTAATATGGCAAAAACAGCAACAACCGCAAAAGCACTTCTTGACCAAGTAAAAAACAAAGGAGAGTATAATGATTCAGCGAGAGACAAGGAGATATTAAAAGATATCCTTGACGAACTGGATGGTAATGTAATACTTACAGATACAGCAGGAGATCCTTTTAAGTGGCCGAACCCATCTGCAAAGGGTAAGACGATTGGCTCTGGAAAGAATAAAATTAAGATAACTACATACAAAATCAACAAGATATACACAGGTGCAGAGGATCTTGAAAATAAATTCCGAAGATTAAAAATACCTAAGACAAGCAGTCAACCAAAAAAGGGAGTGGGATTTATTGTAGGAGAACATCCAGTACAGATAATTTCATCTGGAGCATCAGGAGGGTTACAGGCAGCACAAATAACTAGAATGCAAGAGTTAGGTTCTGCAGTAGTATTCCGACATGTCATCACTAAGAATAAAAACTTTGGAAGTGCTAGAGAAATTGCTGCTGATAAGCAATTGTATGGAGAGTTGTTAAAAATATGGCAAGAGTATAATCAAGATGTTGTAGACATGAGTTGGTTAGAGAGTTTTTATAAGCAACAGTCTGCATTGCTAAGTGAAATTTCTAGACCAAGTGTTCATGAATATAATCGTGAGGGTGGTTTTATGGATTATATTTCAAAAATTATTGGAAAACAATTTAAAATTAGTAAGAAAGATAACTGGGATCCTGCTGACATTTGGTTAATTAGACATGAGGATAGAGCAATAAAAATTATTGATCGTATCATTAAAAAGAGTGGAACAGTAGATGAGTTCAACGCTGTAATGAGATCCTTATTCCACAATCTAAAAAAGGATGCTAGTAAACCTGCTGTATATGGTATCTCATTAAAGAAAATAGGAGCTGGTGATGCACGTATAGAATTATCAAATGCTTCACAAGAGTTCTTTACCTCCCTAGATCAAATTCACATGACATATTTACATACTGTATGTGATTTGTCAATAACAACTAAAGATGGAGTAAGAACTTTAGGAACTCAGGATAGTAAATTTGTTGTAGAGAATGGAGAGAAGGGTAGTTATAGTTTTCAGATAAAAGCAAATGATTCTAAGAAGATTTCTGGTCTAAAATATGAACCTACCATGAAGGGTGCGACTGCTGCTAGAGTAGGAAAGGCAACTGTTGATCTAGTGGTGGATAAAATGTCAACTCCTTACTATAATAAAACATTTAATAAATCTTCATCAGCATATCCAGAGACTGCTGCACAGTTTGAGAGAGAAGAATCAACATATAAAACTAGAATATCAAATGTAATTTCAAAAGCACACGTAACTAGCAATGTTAAAAATGTAGAAGAAGCTATTGATAATCTTTACACAACGTTTGGAACACAACCTCATGTTGCAAACAGTAAATTACAACAAATAACATGGTTGGATCAAATATTAAGTTTACCAAAAGATAAATTAGATTCTTTTGCTACTGATCTGGTATTCATAGCAAAGAAAGAAGGTACAAGATACGGTCCTTTCGCAAAAATATTCTGATGTCAAAGAATACTCACCTAGAACACCTAGAAGATAGCATCTTATTAGACGGAGAGCAAGGTGCTAATGATGCTTTTATGTTTTTAGATGAGTTAGCAAGAGTATTTTCAGGAGTACAGAAGAATAACTTTAAAATTACTACAAAATGGGATGGTGCACCTGCTGTATTTTGTGGGATACATCCAGACACTAAGAAATTTTTTGTAGGATCAAAATCTGTATTCAATGTCAATGCAAAAATTAATTATACCGCAGAAGATATAGATGCGAATCATGGTAGTTCACCTGGTCTTGCTGCAAAGTTAAAAGACTGTTTAAAATATCTACCAGAATTAGGTATACAAGGTATGGCACAGGGAGACTTGTTGTTTACTGATGATAAAGAGAGGAAAAAAATTAATGGAACTAACTGTTTAATATTTCAACCCAACACAATAACCTATTGCATACCAGAAGAGGACGCATTATATGAGAAAGCATCAAAAGCAAGACTTGGTGTAGTGTTTCATACATCATATAGTGGTAAGAGTATGGATAGTGTGCAAGCAAGTTTTGGGTATGATGTATCACAACTAAGCAATAGTAAAAATGTCTTAGTTTTAAGTGCAGAGACAGGTCAGTTGGGTAGTGATATATTATTGACTCAAAGTGAGAAGTCATCTCTAGATAAATTAAAAACTGAAAGTGTAAAATCATTATCAACCGCATCATCATTCTTAAATACAGTAGCAGAGCAGATAAAAACAAAAGATCAACTAGTCATAGGAACTAGACTAAAGATATTCTTTAACAAATACGTGCGTGAGGGTAGCAAACTACCTAGTGATAAGATATTTGTCAAAGAGTTTCAAGAATATTTTGAGAAAGAAGTAAAGAAGGCAGCAGATAAAGTTAAGACACCCAAAGCAAAGGCATCAAAACTTGCTAAGTTGTACGATGGTTTAGATATGATAAAGGATCAAGAAAAAGAATTGAAAAGCACAGTGAATCTATACTCTGCACTACAATCTGCAAAAGAAATGTTCATACGTAAATTAGAAAAGGGTGAAAGGTTTGGAACATATCTACGAACAGAGAATGGATATGATATTACTGCACCAGAAGGTTACGTTGCTATACAAGATGGCACAAACGCAGTGAAATTGGTTGATCGTTTATCATTCAGTGTGGCAAACTTCAACGTAGAAAAGAACTGGGTCAACGGAGATACTAAGCAATGAAGATATGTTATTTTACATTTGGTAGATTCAATCCACCAACCATAGGTCATGAAAAACTTCTAAGAGCATTAGAAAAACAAGCATCATCTAACGATTATTTGGTATATCCATCACAAACATTTAAGAGACCAAACAATCCATTGCCTTACGATTATAAGGTAGAGACAATGAAAAAGATGTTTCCGTGGGCAAAGATAGAAACTGAAGCATGTTGCAATACTATTATAAAAGTAGCACAAGACATGATGATGAAAGACTATAGTGATATAGTGATGGTAGTTGGATCTGATAGAGTAACAGACTTTGATAAGTTATTACAGAAACAAAATAAAATAGACTATACATTTAATACCATTAAAGTTATATCTGCAGGTGAGAGAGATCCAGACGCGGATGGTGCATCTGGAATGTCCGCATCTAAGATGAGAGAAGCGGTGAAAGATGGTAAAACTAGAAATTTTATGCAAGGAATACCCGATACATTCTCCATACAACAGAAGTTAGAACTCATGGAAGAAGTTAGAAAGGGAATGGGCTTATAAATAAACTTGATATGTATACATATATTAATGAAAAGTCTTTCTGAGTTCGCAAAGAAAACTAAAGTTGCGGAAGCAAAGATCACCAAGGACAAGTTCTATAAGAATGAAGTCTATAAGAAAGGTGAATGGGTGCTTACCGAGAACGGACAAGTAGGAAAGATATTACGTCGAGGACCTAATTATGTGTTGTGTCTTACTGCTGAAGAAACAACCTTCCGCACTTGGATTACAAACATAAAAGAAGTATTTGAGATTGGTACTGACGCATATCGTGAGTATGTTATGTCGCTTACACCTGGCCAAAAGGTACAGAAACCCGCAGGTACAGTAGGAGTTAAGCAAACAATTCCAACCGACCCCAAAAAAGATAAGATGAGCAAGCACGAGTCAAAAAGTTTAGCAGAATTAGCTGCTGAAACAAGTTTAAATACTAAGTTTACCTCCATGAAAGAGACTTGGAGATATGATTACTCCGCAATCATGGGTAATACAGACATCAAAGGCAAGGGTGCTGATGGTGTAGGTGGTGGTGACGCACCAGGTATGAAACTTGCGGAACCAAAGGGTGAAGAAGGAAAACCAGAAGTAAAGAAAGTAAAGCATTCATGTGCTACTAAGGTAGAACATGCAGAGTGGGGTGAAGGTAACTGTATAAAAGGAGAGCACACACTACTAGAAGATGGAACAGTAACACACTATGATGTTATGTTCGATCATGGACTAGAAAAGAATGTTGCTGTTGAAGATATTAAGGTAACAAGAGAAGCAGTGCATGAGCATACTGCTAGACCAGAAGGAAATCCAGAGGATCCAATTCCAGATCTACCTGCAGGTCCACATGGAACTACATATGTAGAACCTGCAATCAAGTCAGAAGGATACGGTAAAGGTAGTAAGAAGAAAAAGAAACAGGAAGAAAGATCTGAAGTCGTTGGTGAAGAAAAGAAAAAGAAAGGCAAGGGTAAGTTCTGGCAAGATTCTGATGGTGATGGTAAGTGGTACGAAAAGGATGACGTAAAGAAAGAAGAGACTGTTGAAGAAGGTAAGGGTCTCTATGCTAACATCCATGCTAAGAGAAAGCGTGGTGAGAAGATGCGTAGTAAGGGTGACAAGGGTGCACCAACTGAACAGGACTTTAAAGACTCAGCAAAGACAGCTAAGAAAGAATCATTCACATTCAAATCATTCAGGAGTATTGCTGAAAAAAAGTAACCTCGACTATCGAGGTGATGCCTGAACTGGAAGATCCCGATGGTCGTAAACAAGCTAACGAACCCATGAAGAAGGTCAATGAGAAGACTGGAAAGGTTCAAGAGGCTTGCAATCACACCAAAGAAGGTGTAGAATGTCCTGTACATGGAAAGAAAGGTTGTCCAGAATAATACATGAGAAAAATTTGGCAAGAGGATGTGATCTCTGATCTATCCTCATTTCGTAATCTGAAAAATCAATATAAACAGATCATTCCAGAGATCATACGATTTGTGGAGGTCAATCAACCTATACTTTCTGAGTGGGTATTAGATCAGTGGGTAGAGGATAGAAATTTAGGTAGAGTACAGCTCTGGGATGGATCATGGACAGTGATTCCCATGCCACTCAATGCTATAGGAACTACAGCAACAGAAGAAGACTTTGAACTCAGCGAGATGGTATCATTCGTTGAGTTATTTAATACTACGGTAGAGAAGGTACAAGAAGTATTACCTAAACTCACTAAGAGTATGCAAGAACTGTGTCCTACATTCTACAATGCTATAAAAGAAGATGTAGATGGTATGTTACTCAAGTCATGTACCATTAGTAAACTATCACCAGGCACAAAGATCAATCCACATAGCGGTGATATAGATTCATTACGTTTACATTACCCTATAATAGAAGACGAAGGTGCATGGTTATGTGTACGTGGTAGAAAGAGATCATGGAAGGTGGGAGAACTCTTTGCATTCCATGATAACGACAAGCATTGGGCACAACATAATGGTACACACGACAGAATTGTGGTAATTATGGACTATGCACTGTCTCAACTAGAGGAAAAGGGTATATTTATAGAGAAATGGGAGGAAGAACTTGCTATATAATATATAAATATATTGACGGGT